GGGACCGTTGAAGGAGATTCTGGTGCCATTTACGGGAATCGGCGCCTCGGTGATCGTGATATCCGACCCGAGCACAATGGTCGATTGCTTGTACCCCAGCGAGCGGACGAGTGCCTCATTGATCGTCTGCAGGGCCGTCGCAGGCGTGAGGCCATCATTGGCATCGTTGCCTGCCACGTTGACGTGGAGACCCAGGGAGCCGTTGTATCGCTGCACAATCTTGAACATCGCTAGCTGAAGCTGGTTGTGCTTCGTCTCATCGAGCGTGATCCCTTCGCCCGCAATGACGGTGGCTATCTCCTTGGCCGAAAGTGAGCTGCGATACATCAGCTCGTTGAAGAGCTGGAGATCAGCAGGGCCACAAGGAAATCCATTGGCAATTTCCGTGCTGGTCGGGTCCCGACGCTGGGTCGAGGGTGCAAAGGCCCACGGATTAATGGGTAGCTTCATCTCAATATCCTTCAGCAGGTTGCTTTGGCATCGTCTGGGCAGAGCCAGACGCCCCGGCCAGCGGCCGGCGGAACACAATTGGCCCAGGTGCTCCCGGGCTCGCAAAAGCCAGTGACGTCGTAGGCGTAGTCACCGCCACAATCGAAGCCGAAAACCCTCGTCGGGCTGTCGGGTGGATCACACATGCCGGCCCAGCCCTCACCGAAACCGAAGATCGGACGCTGATCGATCCAGAAGCCGAGCCAGATGCCTGGCGCCACCGGAAGAATGCGCGCGAGGATCTGATTGCGGGCGATCTCGTCGACATCGAGCGGGCGGCCCGACGCGACGACAACGCGGCCACGATCGGCCTGCACCACGTAGGCGCGCGGGCCCCATACGTATCGGAGCGCCGCTATCAGGCTCTCGCGATCGACGAGGCCGAGCATCTGATAGCGCCTAGCCTTCAGGAAGCCACGATAGACCTCATCATCGGCGATGCAATATTCGTTGAGGCGGCCGCCATCGCAGCCGAGCCAGTTCCCGCCTTCGCAGAAACCGACGATCCGGCCTGGAAAGGCATCCGGCCCGCCGCAATCGAAGCCGAAGACGGGATTTGGAATGCAGATGCAGTGGCACCGCGGGAATCCCAGCCACTTGCCGATGATCGTGAGCTGATCGCCAACAGCGGTATCCAGATCGAAGAATGTCGGAATGCGCGCCGTGGCTTGCGCCGCCGCCTCAACCTCAACCAGCACGCCACGCATGTAACTGAGTAGCTTTGCCGCTTCCCGGTACTCGGTCGGGATGTTCTGGAACTCACGCAAGACGATATCGCCGACGAAGGTGGTGTTGAACTCCACCGTCAGCGCGACGGTCTCAGACGACATCACGGTGTCGCCGCCGGCGTCATAGACCTGATAGTCGAAATAGAACGTCCGTTCTCCGCTGGGCGACGGCCGGGGCCAGGTCGCGACCGCCGCCGGCGCCGCCGAAACGACGATCTCCGCCGGCTCAACGCCGATCACCGCGCAGTCGAGTGGCCCCACGACGGCGCCGGCCTCGTCGCGCAGCGTGGCGACAGCACGCCAGAGATAGCCATAGGGCAGATCGATGGTCGCTGAGAACCGGAGGTCCTCGCCATAGGCGTAGCGCGCCTGGATCATGGATCAGACCCGCGAGAGAACGATATCGCCGACGGCAATGGTGGCGATCTGATCGAAGGCCACCGCGTACGGCAGCGCCACGTCAGTGCCGAGGTCGGGGAAAGTCACCCGAGCCGACACGATCTCGATATTGCCGAACAGACGGGCGACGATCAGGTTGAGCAGCGAAATCGTGATATCGACCCCGTTCGCCGGCCGGTCGGCGCTGGCGAAATAATCGGCCAGCGATTGCGCGATCTGAGCATTGGACGGCGGCGAGCAGCCGTTGCGATCGATACCGGTCCTGATGTCCAAATCGAGCCCCAGGCGCAACTCGGTCGGCCGCATCAGGCGGAACGTCTGACAGAAGCCGTCGACGACGGTCTGCACGGGATGATTGCCATGCGAGCTGATCCCCGGCGCCACATAGGCGCGGAAGATTGCCGCCAGGGCATCATCGCCGCCGCCGATAGCCGCGATGGAGATGGAATGCGAGTCCTGTCCGTTGGCGTCGACATAGGCCGTGTCGTTCACCCACACCTGTGACCAGACCACCCCCGGTGTGTTTCTGACAGCCCGCACCAGNTCAGAAATGTCGATATTGGCCCGGCCGGCGTTGAGCATATCCGTCCGGAGCGTGTCATCCTGTTCGCCGCTAGCACGAGCCAGGATGCGCAGCTTGGCCAGCATGTCGAGCCGCGCGCCTTCGGCCTGGCTCGGATCGAGGCTCTGATAGGTCGCTTCGGCGATTTCCCAGGCTGTGGCCGCGATCGAGGCCAGATGAGCATTGAGCAAACCCAGTGGGCTTTCAGGTGTCTGGATGACGCCGGGACCGAACACATCGGGCGAAGCGGCGCGCGTTTCGAGGTCGTCAAGGATCGCCGCCAGGGGCTTCCTGACGAAGCCGGCGGGTGTCACGCCATAGGTGGTCATGGAACCTCAGAGCGGAATGGAGGTATCGTCGTATTCGGTCTCGATCAGGCAGCGGCGCAAGAAAGCGCCACGGCTGAGCCGATCGAAATCGGCTTGCAGTTCGAGAATGCCGGTTACACCCGGCGTGTCGAGAATGGCTTTCTTGGCCATGGCTTCAGCGATCACAATGGCGCTGGGCTGCTGCCCCAAAACCATGCCGAGCCAATCGACACCCACATTGGTGTCGAGAAAATATTCGCCTTTATAGAACATCAGCCGCTGGCGCGCGTGCTGGGCCACGGCCTCAGTGTTATGCACCATTGCGAGATTGCCCGAGGCGTCGAGCCCGATATCGTTATGCGGGATCATGGCGATGCCGATGCGCTGCATATCAGGAGGCCTTCATGGCTTGAGCCCGCTGGAGGAGCTGGTTGGCCCTCTCGATATCCGGTGGATCCATCGGCACGCCACCGTGCTTATGGTCCTTATAGGCTTTCAAGAAATCGACGAAGATCGAGAGGAACGTGTCGCCACCCTTCTTGATGTCGAACGAACCGTCATCCTTCATCTGAAAGCCCGATTGCCCGTCCTCGGTCCCGATGTGCAGGCGATCAGCGGGCAGGTTCTCCATCTCCTTTGACTTGGAGGTGGATGTCGGCACCGCATAAGCATCGGACAGATCGGACATACGGCCCGGATGGCGATCAACATCGCTGCCATCGTCCCAGGCGGCGTCCATGGAGCGGCCGGCGAAATGCAACATCACCTCGTCGCCGGCTTTCAGCGGTTTGTGCAAGACGAGGCCGCCGGCGCGGGGCACCTGCACGGGCACTTCCTGCAATTCCGGCGCGCGCAGTTTCACGCCGTCGAAACTCTGCGACAGCAGAGGCTGAATGGTCGCCTTCTGCCGTTTCGCATCATAAGCGACGACCTTGCCTAGCATCGGCCCATTGTGTTCGCGCCGCTCCGCCTCGATCATCGCACCGAGGCTTTCATGCTCGTCGAAGCGCGTGCCGGTTCCCTGATAGCCTGCCATTACTTGACCACCTTGCCGCCCTGCACCCGGTTGCCTTCGATTTCCATGTAAAACTCCTCGCCCCGGGTCGAACCGGTGAAGGTCACCGCGTTAACGCGGAATTCGCCGCCGCCCGCATCGGACTGACGCTTGTCGCGGCCGGACGACAGGTCGAGGAAATTGCTTTCCACCTTGATCATGAAGCCCGGCGCCACGTCGGGCTCGATCAGGGCTTTCACCTTCACGCCCTTGTCGGTCTCTTGCGGCACGCCGATCATGCCGGTCTCTTTCGAGATCACAGCGCATTGGCCCAGGTGCTCGTCGTTCTTGACGATGTTCACCTTGCCCTTGTCGATATTCCAATAGAGCTTCTGCTCGCGGCCGACGCCGTCGAGCGCGCGGAAGGCCCAGCCATAGACGGAGACCGGCCGCTTATAAGGCGGCAGATCGTCGAGCCCCTTGGTCTTGCCCAGTTCAACGCCGGGCATCTGCTGGACCACGTGCTGGATGACCTCCTTGGGCTTAGTGCCCTTGGGGAAGGTTTTCGACACGGCGCCCTTGTTCACGCCCTTGTCACCGTCGCCGAAGGAGATCTGCGAGGAAATGTCGGGCGAGGATTTCTCGTGCTCGACATCGCGAATGTCGGCCTCCACCAGAACGGCCATGCCTCCATCCTCGTAGCCGACTTCAAGGGTGAGTTTCTTGAATTCCTCGCCCAGTTTCTCGCGGTTCGATTTGGTCAGATTCCAGATCGTCACCGTGCCGCTGTTCTGCTTTGACCCTAAGGTTTTCTTGACGCTAAAATCGATCTTGAAGCCATCGTCCGGCGCCTGCGAGCCTTCGAACACGCCGCCACCGCCGGCGCCCGAGATCGTCAGGCGCACCTTGCGTTTCCATTTGAGCATAAGACCCCGCGTTAGTGGGAAAGGCGGGCGATGTTCCCTAGCAGATCGTTGAAAGGGCTTTAGTGTCATCCCCGACGGCCGCGCAGCGGCTGAGCGGGGATGACGCTAAAGCCCCTGCAACAGCCGGCCAGCCCGCCGCTACGCCATCGAAATTAAACGGAAGGTGCCCGAGGGCAGATCCGCCCGACCAGGATTACCGCCCCGCCCCGCCCAATCGACCAGCACGAGCCGGCCGATGCCAAGATTGAAGCCGGCCACCAGATCGGTGCCCGGCACCAAGCGCAGACCAGCAACGCGGGTTTCATCGTCGATCTCGACATCGAGCGACCAGCGGCCGAGCCAGTCGTTCCAGTTCAACGACAGCGCCACGTCGACGCCGTTGAGGAAGGTTTTCAGGCGTTGGTAGGGAACATCAATGATTGGTATCTCGTAGCTGCTCACCATGAACCCTTTCTGATGTTCAATCAGGTGAAGGCGCGCGGGGGACCAGCGCCTGCCTGCGACGCGCTGGTCATATCCAGCGCCTGCACCTGGCCACGATTGTTTTGGCGCTGACCACGCGGATCGCTGCCAGGCCCTGAGGTGCCGCTGCGTTTGCTGCCACCACCGCTTGCCTGGGTCCGTTGCGAGGAAACGCGGATCACCTCCTTCAAGGAACAGGTGAACTTGAGGACCTGCCCCGTGGTCGGCTCGCGCTCGGGCGCCAGCTTTTCGATCAGCATATTGTCGAGAACGGTGAAGCCGGTGACGATAGAGAACGGCTCGGCCTCTTTCATCACGGCAAAGAGGGCTTCATAGGTGCCCATCACGTCGAGACTGACACATTCCAGGCTCGCCGAAGTCGGCGTCCGCCAGGCATGATCGGCGATCTTGGCACCGCTCTCGACCGGATGTTCCGGCACTTCCATGGCCGCTTCGATGCTCTCTTTCAACACGACATCGACCACGACGCCGCCAATGTCACGCAAGATGACGCAGGGCATGGAAACCTCTTATGGATCAAATAATCACTCGGGCGCCGCAATGGCGGCGGGGAAAGCAACAAACAGAGCCGATGGCAGTGGCTAGATGCGGACCGCTTCAATCTGCTTCTGCAACCATCATTCTGTTA